GTTTTTTGATAAATGAACGTAAGGATTCCCAAAAAATACTAAATTGAAAAAAATATCCTAATGTTTCGTCCAAATCAAAAACAACTATTTTTGGTAATGATAATGACATAAAATAAGCAAATGTATAAAGGATATATATAATTATATATATATATAAAGAAAAGTATATAAAGAAAATAAAATTCTTGGTGGTATATATAGAAAATTATATGTCATCAAATAATTTGACAAATAATTTGACAAATAATTTGACAAATAATTTGACAAATAATTTGACAAAAACTGATTATAAAAAAATTTTGGAATATTATAATTTAGAAGTTCCATCGAGTGAAAAAAAAATGAAAAAAATAGCGGAAGATATAATGGCATTTAAACTATGTTCCTGCATTAAAAAAGTAGCACATGATTTGGACCCGATAAATGAAAAAAAAGCAATAGGTCTTTGCACGGATGCTATATTTAATAAAAAGGGATTAGAAAGGGGGTCATTTCATAAATCTGTGAAGTGTCTCAAAAATCATAGAAAGGTAAGTATGAAAAAGAAATCAAAACGTGGATTATCAATTGGAAGAAAAAAACAAAATATGACTATGAAAAAATACAATAATATTCAAAAATAATGTTCAAAAATAGTTCAACTAGATATGTGATCCAATGCAGACAATAATATTTCTTCTTGACCCGTCAATTTTTGAAAAATAAGATTTTCATCCATTTTCAATTGATAATGTTTATTGGCAAAATTTTTGTAAACTATCACAATTCCATTGTCTGTAATTTTGATATCGCAAATGGTTGCCCCATTGCTTAAATAAAGATTGCTGGGATCTAGAATATTGATCCAGCGAATAAAACGTCCAATATCTAAATCTCCTAATTCATCGATATATCTATAATGTTTTAATTTGTTCATATAATTGGTCAATTCTTCCTTAGATAAGGCCAATTCTTTCAAAATTTCCATTTTCATTGCATGGAGTTTTTTGGTTGTCAAATTCATTATTTTTGAATTGTTTTCATTGTCTAATGCTTTGACTAGTTTTTCTATTTCCATTTTTGGATATATATATAAAATAAAAAAGATTTATATTTTATTTTATATATTTATTGTATTGCATTTTTCATATCAAACACTACATTTTATTACAAAAAATTGAAATACAATTTCTTCTATGTAATAACATAAAATATAATACAATATGACTGAATATTTATTAAATTGGATTGATCCTGATAAACTAAGTTGGAAATATTTATCTATTAATCCATCAGACCACGCAATTGATATATTAAAAGAAAACGTAGATATGATAGATTGGTCAGTTTTATGCACAAATGAAAACGAACGCATTTTTGATATATTGGAAAACAATATATCAAAGATAGATTGGACATTTTTATCTTGTAATTCGCATGATCGTGCAATAAAATTAATGAAAAAATATCCAGAAAAAATTTGTTGGTTGAATTTATCTAGAAATCCAAATGATGATGCAATCGATTTATTAGAACAACATGTAGATAGGATTCATTGGTATTATCTCTCAAAAAACACAAATGATAGAGCAATAAAATTGGTTGAAAAATATTTTGTAGACATTGAATTTGTTACATATTGGTATAGCACATCTCAAAACCCAAGCAATGGTGCATTAAATGCATTAGAACAATTTCCGCAATATATTAATTGGTTTTATCTATCTCTCAATACAAATGATCGTGCAATAAAATTATTAAAACAAAACGTAGAAAAGATATGTTGGAAAAATTTATGTATGAACAATAATGATCTTATATTGGATATCTTGGAAAAATATCCCGAAAAGATATGTTATAACAATTTGTCTGCCAATGCAAATGATCGTGCAATAAATTTATTGGAACAGCATATGAAAGATATTAATTGGCACAATTTCTCTCTCAATACGAATGATCGTGCAATAAAAATATTGGAACAAAATCAAGAAAAAATATCTTGGCCATCTTTCTCTATGAATCCTGCTATTTTTAAAAAAGAAAGTCCAATTCCATTATTGCAATAAAATATTATACATAATACTTTGTTTTGTTTTACATGTTCATTTTTCATATGCAATATGCAATACTATATGCAATACTATATGCAATACTATATGCAATAGTATAAATGCAAAATACAAAATAATTCGCCATACCTTTAGACATGTCATCTTATTTTTTTACTGGTTAAAAAGTAGATCCAAAAGATCCACCCAAGAGTTCATTTGCAGCCATGATACCTCCTCCACTCATTTGAGATGGAAATTCGGGATTGACTAAAGGCGTTGTTTGATTTTTATACATGCCATCATAATCAGGTAATTGTTGTTTTTGTTGAGATGGTTGAGATTGTTGTGAGTATGTAGGTAAACTATCAATAGAAGTAGTATTACTCAATGATTGATTCATTGCCATTTGATTATATTGACTGGATATTTGATCTTGCATTTGTGCTTGTTGTTGATATTGTCCAGAAATCGGTTGTGTAATTTTTACATTACCACTACTACCGCTATTTTTGGTTTTCTTTTGTCCTTGTTTTTTTTCAGAACCACGTCCTTCCCATAAATCTACAACTCGTTCAAACAATATACTCACTTTTTCTCCTAATTTTGTCTGCAAACTGAGTGTGATTAATAAAACAGCCAACACAATACTGACTATATTAATATCGGGATATTTTGCACCACTCCAATTGGGGATAAAAGTAATGACACGATTGATGAATAATAAGCCTATAAATATGGCTAATACTTGTGCAACTATTTCTGCTAAAATTTCTAAACTGCCTTTTTGTTCATCTGCTTCCGGGATGAATTTTTGCATAGATTTATTTAGAATGACAATGGGAATTAAAGCAATTAAAGAGTATTGAACTATATTCAATATTTCTGCTTTTGAATCTTCATTGAAATTAAATACGTGTTTTAAAAATCCTACACTTGCTGATTTTGTTTCATCTAAACTTTCCATATGATTTATATATATTGATTATTTATTTTTTTCTCTCAATGTATTTTGAAAGTCCTAGAAATAAAGAGAATATATGTAATTGCGTTAAATAATATAAAAACAAATTATAGTATCATTCTATATTCATGAGTAGTGCAAGAGCTAATGCTGCAGCAAGACAAAGACGTGCTGAACCATCTTCATTACCACCTCAACCTGCGATTCGACAATCTGCACAGATGATACCACAACAATATCAAGCCCAATTACAACAACAACAACAACAAAGGATGATGCAACAACAACAAGGAATGCAACAACAACAAGGAATGCAACAACAACAAGGAATGCAACAACAACAACCAGGTCAACAAGGTCAAATTCAAACTGCAAAATTATCCATATCAGATGCTATCGCATTAATTACCTTGAGATTAGGACGTGTTGAAAACATAGTTCAACGATTGGAAACAAACGAAAAATCAAATGGAAATACAAATAGCACTGGTATTATCGATGATTCGTCATTAAACAATATTATTTCTCGTCTAAATTTATTGGAAAACAATCAAAAGACATTGGAAAAAAATAGTAAATTGATGGTTGCTAATCCAATCGTATCACAACAACAAATAAAAACAGAAGAAACATTGTCTAAAAATGAATGGAAAACAGAAGTGGACAATTTGAAATCAGAAATAGAAAATACAAAAGAATTATTATTGAATCTGCAGTCATTTACTATGCAAACAAATCAAAAACTAGTAGATGTTGTTTTCAATGAAAGTATGAGCATGTCTATGTCTATGCCATCTATGCAAGCATTCATGACAGGAAATGAAGATCATTCTCTTTCCAGTATGCCTAATTTGAATTTTATTTCCATTGAAAGTATGAACATGAATGATTTGAAAGATTCATTGTCGCAATCAGTGGTTGAGTTAGATGAAGACAATGCTACTTTACCGAATTTGAAAGAAATTATTGAAAAAGAATTAGAAAATGCATAAATATATTTCGTTTTTTCATTTAAAAATATAATCATGTATATATTTATATTATTACATGAGTGTAGAAAATATATATCAAAATGAAATTGAAAAAAATATGGATATAGATATAGAAAAAGATATAGAAACAGAAATAAAAACAGAAACAGAAAAAGAAACAAGTCGATATATAATGAAATATTTTTTAGAAAATAAAATCGATCTACTACATTCAAAAGCAACCGATATTTTAGAATTAATAAAAAAAATGTGTTTTAATATGAATGATAATATTATTATTCTTGATTATAAATATTTTAAATTTATTACTACAAAATTAGGTATAAAATTAGATAAATCATTGATGGATATTATTATTCAATTTATTGTAGGTGTAGCGAATTCTGTATTGGAAAATTATCCATTATATTGTCTTCATATTAATCTGCATGGTTTATCCGTGATTGATATAGAAAAATATTCTGTTTTTATCCAGAAATTTTCAATGGCAATGAAATCTACCTTCCAAGACAAATTAGAAACATGTTATCTCTATAATTCTCCTTTTATATTTTCCAATATGTTCAAATTAATCTCTCATTTTATTGATAAAGTAACCATGCAAAAAATGGTATTGATCAAAAATTAATAAACTAAATAACTACCTTTTATTTGTAAAAAAGATAATGTAAAAAAAGATATTAAACATATTTTTATATTTTACTATATTACAAAAATATGTACATGTCTATTTTATCACTTGCTTTATTATGTGTCATTTATCATTCAAAAAGCTTTTTAAATTATCGATTTTTAAATACTATAAGTAATTCAAATCATAAAATACCCAATGATAAAAATAAAACAATACCTGCAAAAATACCAAAATTAATCTTGGAAAAAAAGAAAGTATTCGATTTAGAAGTGCCAAGTGATATAGATGGTAAATGGGACGATGGTGAAATCATTTGGGATAAATTTTTTAATATGGCTCCTTTTTTAGTATATCATAATTGAAAAATACTTAAACATTATTTATAACTATATTGCATTATGAAAGAAAAAATAATGTTTATTGGTATTATTGGAGGAATTACACTATTTGCTAGTGGAATTCCATTATATAATTATTATTTATTGCCTGGTATTAGACATAGAAATGATGGATAAAATGGATACATTTGATAAAAGATTGAAAAAAATAGAAAAAATGATTGATGTATAATAGTTGGTATTTGAAAAGTAAAAAGGAGTAATAAAAATTGATTTAATTTGATAACTATTTAAAGAAATATAAAAGAAATAATTATCACCCCCTATTACTATGAAGTTTACTATTGCAGATAAATCAAAGAAGGAAATATTCATTTCTATTTTCCAATTATTAAAAAATAGTTCCTCTATTCTACAAGTCATATTCAAAGAAGACAGAATGTATATACAAGGAATGGATAATGGACATATTTTGCTTTTTGAAATCAATTTGTTATCTCAATGGTTTTCCAGTTACGAAAAAACAACAACCGAGTCTTCCAATATTTGTTTTGATTCAAACATCTTTTATAATGTGATTAGTGTTTCACAAGAAACGGATAATTTAACCATTTATTATGAAGGTGATACAGAACCTGAATCATTGCATATAGATATAGAAAATGATAAAAAAGGAGAATTCAGTAAATATTTTAAAATTCCATTAACTGATTTAGATGCAGATATGATGACTATTCCAGAAACAGAGTATGATGTAGATTTTTCCATTTCTGCAAAAAAAATAAACGAAATAACGAGTCAAATGATGAAATTTGGAGGAGATACTATCGACATAAAATGCAATGAAGAAAAATTGAGTGCCACTTGTTCAGGTGGAAGTTGTGAAATGTTGGTAAATATACCTATTGATGATATATCCGAATATGCTATAATGGAAGACAAAGATATAGATTTGTCATTCAGTTTAAATCTAATGAGTAAAAATTGTTTGACAATAAAATTAACAACAGAAATTTCATTTTCACTAAGTAATGACATGCCCATGCGAATAAAATATCCATTGGATAATGAAGATGAAAATCACGTTGTCTTTTATATTGCACCCAAAATAAAAGAGGAGTAAACAAGATAAGTATATTCAAACCTCTAAGAAATCAAATTTGTATTATCAATAAAAAAATGTATATATTGTGCGTTTTGTATTCTTTTTCTTTTTTATCGGTGTAATAAAAAAGAAAATATGAAAATATTTATTACATTGTTTATTTTTTGTTTAGTGTTGTTTTTATATATTCATATTCAATATCATTTCAAAACAAGCAATGATTTAGAAATATACGAATTAGAACAACCCTCCAAAGAAAAATTAGAAGAAATTTGTGATTTGAGACAACCTGTTATTTTTGATTTTATAGAAAGTGACCGCATCGTCAAAACATCCAATAAAAATTATATACTCAATCACTATCATGCATTTGAAACCAAAATAAGAAATAGCAAAGAGACGGATTATAATAATGAAATTTATATACCTGTTCCATTACATACGGCGGATAAATTATTTCGTGATGACAATACTGCTTCTTATTTCTCTGAAAACAATAGTGATTTCCTTCAAGAAACCGGAGTCATTAAAAATATGCAATACAATGATGCTTTTTTACGACCTTATTTTGTATCCAATTGCAATTATGATATTATGATGGGTTCCAACAATACGATGACACCCTTACGTTATGAAATCAATTATCGTAATTATTTTTTGGTCACACAAGGGAGTGTTCAAATAAAATTAATACCACCCAATAGTTCCAAATATTTATATACGAAATATGATTATGAAATTTTGGAATTTTCTAGTCCAGTTCATGTATGGAATGTGCAACCACAATACACTGCAGATTATGATAAAATAAAAAGTTTAGATATTACATTGCATACGGGTTCTTGTATATACATACCTGCTTATTGGTGGTATTCTATCAAATTTAGTAGAGAGAGTAGTATATCCTGTTTTCGATATAGAACCTATATGAATAATATCGCCATCTCTCCCCATATAGCATTATATGCACTGCAAATACAAAATATAAAGAGAGATGTTGTAAAAAAAGTAGATCTTTCATCATCATCGAAAAAAATTGGAAAAAAAAAATATACCAATGATGGAGAAATATATTATATTCAAGAAGACGATACTCCAATGAATTTCGAAAATTCAGAAAATCCAGACAATTCAGCAAATCTAGAAAATTCAGAAAATAATATACAATTAAATGAAAGCAATGAAAGCAATCAAAATACAGATAATGAAATATTGCCCTCTAATGCATTAGAACAAGGCGAAACATTGTATCCCAATGATACCACTACCATGACCTAAATATAAATTATCCATCTTTAGCCATCTTTATTCATCTTCATTTCTTACTTTGAAATAATCCATGATTTCATTCAAAAAATATTTGCTGCATTTATCCGTCGGAATCAATAATCCTTTACTATCATATTGAAATTGGAGTAATGGATCAAATTGATATTTATATAAAATTTGATTTCTCTCGACATATTTTCTATTTTCTTTGGAACCATGAAAAAAATGACGAATTAATCCTGGAACATATCCTAGACGTAAACGTTTCACCTTTTCTTGAAATATGGCTATTTCATTTTTCAAATTCACAGAATCTTTTTCATGGATACAATCTTTTGCTTTATGAACAAAACAAAATGTCATAATATGGTCACCTGAACCCAACACACATAACTCAAAAAGTTTTCCCATTTTTTCATATGCTTTTCTTGTGCAGGCCCATGCAAACCCTGGGTGCCAATAATTGGGAAATTTATTGGAATAGGGTAAATTTTTACTATATTGAAATGAAAAACTATTGTAAACATTCATTGTCTGGTTGTTTTTATCCATATCAACTATATGACTAAATATTTGCACTATATCTTTGCAACCATTCAATATTTTTAATGTATCTATTGCCCAATTGTTATTGTCAAAATCTATATCTGCATCTATCCATGCAAAAGCTTTCCAATCACTAGGAAGTAAATATTGAACACCTAGATTAATCATATTTTCTTTATGCCATATAGGATGTTCAGTACGCAATTGTAAATGTCGTGGATTTTTATCCGATGTAATTTCAAATTTTTGATTTTTGTATGCTAATTCCACAATATACAAAATAACATTGTTTTCAAATTCCATTCTTTGAATAAATTGTTTCATCAATTCATATCTTCTTTTGAAAAGACAAGGATTCGATATTACCGAAATAACATGCAGTTTGTTTTCAATTGGATTGTTGTTTTCGATAGCATCTTTGATTTCATTTTCTTCAATCATATTTGTTTTGTCAACTGAATGAATAACCACAGAATTGGATGGAACATTGGTAGCAGGATTTGAAGGAAAGACACTTGTAATAACATTGTTAACGATGTTATCAATATTTGTGCAACATTGTCTTATAATTGTCATAAATTATAAGAATACTATTTTTTTCACAAAAAAAAACTACAAATAGAAATTAAAAATATAGATTCATTGTATAAATGCCTTCTTTGAAATCATGTCCTCGTAATTCCATTTTGAGAAAAGGATACACTCGTCGCTTGAAAAACAAAACTATTCGTGTTTCAAGTGGATGTATTAAATCGCAATCACAAACTGGTAAAAAACGTTCTGATATGGACATGATTAAAATGACTATGCGAAAAAAAATGCATAAATATGAGAGAAAACATTTTGGAACTCCTCACTGCAAAAAAGGTCAAATCATGAGAGAAGGATATATACGTAAATCCTTTACCCGCAAATCGGGGGTTCATATTTCTGGTTATGAGGTTGCACCAAAATGTATCAAAGCAACAGGATTAAGCAAAAAACGCGGAAAAAAAGGGAAACAATTGTTTGTTTTACAAAAAGGAGAATTGACTAAATATGGTTACCATCACGACCTTTCTGATGAACAACGTCATGATGCGCTCAAAAAAGCACTTGATGAAACAAAACCTTTATCTGTATATCGAAAATTGATTGCTCTTTATGTTCTAAATAAAAATACCAATCCTTCTTTTGCTGCCATTTACAGAAACGATGCAGATTGGGTAAAAACCACGCCTGAATATATGAAGAGAAAAGACTAATATTATACCTTTTTATATTTCAAATAAATTACACCTTTTATCATTTAAAATGAACATTTTTAAATAATAAAATTGATTTAAATTTTCCTCTAAAATATATATAATTATTGAATATATTAACAAGAATGAATACTACAACTTTTGATTTTAGAGTGACAGACAATGATTATAAGTATAATATAAATTCAAATATAATTTTACATATAAAGCAATATAATCATGGCATTGCTACTTTATATTTTACAGATGAAATGAGTAATAAAATAAATATACCTGACGGCATAGTAGTTTATACATATGATTATCAAACAAATAAAAAAATTATACAAAAAGCTATTCAGCAAGATTATCCTTTATATTGGACTGATGACTATATGATTGAGTTAAATAAAAATATTTTAATAAATATAAAAAATCAAAGACATTGGAATATTACATCATAAAAAAGGCGTTTTACATGAGAAAAGGTGTAAACAAATCAAACATAATAGTCTATTCATATCCAAACATTTGAAAATCTTCCTGATATATTTCATATAATTTTTTTTTACATTCTGCAAATTCTTTTGAATTCAATATCATATCATAATTTATATTGTATTCCTTCAAATAAGACTCCCATTCAGCTGGGCCATATTCATCATAAGCAAATGAATCAGAAATCAACGATTCTTTTTTTCCCCGCTTATTGTCCTTGACATTTTCAAACATGTTTTGAATATCAAAGTCATCAATGTTGGTATAATATTGTTTCAAAAAATCATATAAATGTGCATTTAATCCTGAATCCATTTTAATACACGTGTATTTGTGTTTTTTATTGGCGTAAATTGGACATCTAGACATTAACGTAAAATGTTCTGATATATATCCATTATTAGATAAAAAGGATACTATATTTTCAATAGTTTCTATTTTATATTGTTTCATAAATTCGGTATACCCATCCAATATTAAATATATAGAATCAGTTTTATAAACATGTTTGTCTAAAAAGGTGGAAATAAATCGATGGTATGGATTTCTCTCAAAGGAAATAAATGTAATATTTTGTAAATAAGAATGATACCTGTATTTTTTCAAATGATAACAAACTGATTTTTGCTTATCTATAGGTAATTCAATATTATTGAGTAAACAAAAAATATGTGTGATAGTAGTGCATCCGCATTTTGGATGCCAAATAATTCCATATTTATGTTCTTTGCAAATATTTATATTCATGGAAAATACATTGTATACATTTTGAAAGATAATATATTGCAAATTATTATAAACACTTATTAAAATATTGGTTTCATAATATTCATATTCATTTGCAAATGGAGAGACATTCAAATTCAAACAAACTATATTTTTCGATATTTCAGGTATTTCAGGTATTTCAGGTATTTCATTATTTGTATTCCCATCACAATTATCTTGTTTCAAAACTAGGATTCCATCTTTTGTGTAATTGGTATGATCTGCATGTTTATATAAAATAAAATCAGGAATTTCAAATGTAGTATAAGGACGCTTGTCTTTTACAGGAACATAGAATACTCTACCTATTATTTGTATTGTATTTGCAAAACAAGGATCTATTTGATAAGACAAGATCATATTGTCTTCTTGGTCTCTCGAATAAGCAAATAAGAAATCCTTTTCTGTTATTTTACATGCATTTATAGGAATATTACGAATCATTTTTGTTGCACTAAATGGATAATTGCTTTCAAAAAAATCCCATAAGTCTGCTTTTACATATATTTTGCATTCTATATTTGTTTTTTCATAGTGATTTAACCATAATTTGAAAATAATATCGTCAAAATCTCTTGTATATTCAATATAAATTGACATGAATTTATTTATTATATAATAATAATAAACATTTAAACTTTTTTTTCTAATAATAAAATATATTATTATAAAAAATGGATAAAATAGGAGTCATGATAAATTCCTCAATAAATAAAAAAAAAATTTCATTTCATTTTGATCATGTAAAATTAAATATGTTGCAACAAATAGAAACTATTCAAAAATCAATCCACAAAAAATTGTATGACTATTATGATACATCTGGAAATGGTTTCATGCCATATATACTATCTAAGGAAGAAATTGAAATCATCCATCATTTTTTGAGAGAATCTCCGTATACCTTGGAAAATATAATAGATAATATTACGGATATTATAAAAGAGGACAAGATCAATATACATAATATTCCACAAATCATACATATCATTTCCAATATATATCATAGTGAAGCATTACGTCTTGAGTATAAAAATATAAATTTATTATGGATTATAAAAATAACATTGGAATGTATTTTGGAAGTAAATATCAATCAATTTT